CGAAGCTGCCTATTTCTGAGGATTCGGCATGACCAAGAAGCATTTGAAGCGCCTCGCCAAGAAGATCGCCAAGGGCAAGGCAGCTCTGGTTTCGCACAAGGGCGAGATTTACGCGGTGAAGGTCCGCTAACGTGAAATCCGCCGTCTTCGATTTCAAGGCGATCAATCGCAAGCTCAACCGTCAGGAGCAGAAAGCCGAGTTCGAGGCGAAGAACCCCGAGCCCGTCCCGAGCATGTATGCCTGGCCGGCTGGGGTGGCCGTGCCGTATGGGGTCGATCCTGGCGTAGCGCCCGTGTCCTCCCTCGCTCATCCCGAATGGCCGTACACCGGAACGCCGCATGAGTGGCGGGCATTTGGTGAGAAATGAGACGCAAGATCTCCAAGGCTGAGGAGTCCGACAGCGACCTTCCACAGCTCACCGAGCAACAGATGATGTTTGTTAAGGGTATCCTTGACGGCAAGACTGGCTCGGATGCCTACAGGGCGGCGTATAACTGCGAGAACATGAAGCCTGAGACGATCTGGGCGGCTGCATCACGTCTTCGCCATGATGACAAGGTAAGTGCATGGCTTGAGGTAGCGAGGGAGGCTGAGATGGCCTCTGCCAAGCGCACCTTGGATCAGCACATCCAGCGCCTCGACAGGTTGCAGGCAATCGCGTTGAGGACAGGCAATGTCGGCGCCGCAGTCCAGGCCGAACAACTGATAGGCAAGGCATCAGGCCATTACGCTGAGAACATCAATATCAGCATGGCCGAGCCAACTGACGTGTTGGACGAGATCAGGAAGCTATCGCCAGAACTGGCAGAGCAACTAAGCCGCAATCACTTGGGAACGGTGCAATAGGGTGACTGCTGGCAAATCCCACGGGAGCCTGGTATCTAAGGCGGATGGGAACGGTAGTCATATTGCTCAACTTCGCTATCCTCGGCACCATCCTGATCATGGTCTATGATATCTGGAAGCGCAGGCAGTCATAACACTGCTCACACCGAATTGGGTTTAGACTTCGCGTGTGTGTGTTCTGATCCAAACGGGCGCACTAGCCGGGTTCTGGTCAACTATCTGATATCTCGGCGTAATCCTGACGAGATGTTCCATAATCAATGTTATGCGAACGCTAAGTCATTGATATCATTGATGTTGGCATATACGAGGGATGCCCGGATCTACATCTAGTAGTGGGAGCCCCGCTAAAAGCCCCCACCCCTCGGGGAGGGTTGGTGCCGGCGCCAGGCTATTGGTCCGCGAATAAGCTCTTGAAATCGTTAGATCAAGTGCAGTTGAGGTTGGAATTTCAGGGGAAATGGAAGTTTCGAGCCAGGATGACCCCGGCAGACCCCCCTTCGAGTTAGATTTGAAATTTCTAAACCCCATCTGACATCCGGCCAATCCAAACGCGTAACCACGCCGTAACCAACCCTTTTAAGACATCAGGACCGACCACTGGTTACCGTAACCAAATGCGATAGATGCGGTTGGGGTGAAGTTCCCGGCATCCTTCAGCGGCATCACAAGAGCCGCGATCGCTCGGACAACAGGCCGGAGAATATCGAAACAGTTTGCCCAACTTGTCACATGGTCGAGCATTACTTGGCCGGTGACGGTCCATGGACAAATTCTAAACCTGACGCCTTCCGGGTGTCAGCGCGTCTCCGTCGTGATTTCCCGAGGAATGCTGACATCCTTCTGCTGTGCGAGTGGGTAGAGAAACTATCGACCCAAAACAGTGCAACGAACCAGCGCCGCCCCAAGCGGGACCGGGCTGGGTACATGCGCGACTATCGGAAAAGGAAATCGAATGGCTAAGGGCAAGCAGTACGGCACTGTCGAGAAGACGATGAAGGACAAGGTTGCGGACAAGTCGCTCAAGGTGAAGGGCACGGGCAAGTCCCCGATGATGTCCATGAAGGGCATGAAGGGCATGAAGAAGGGCAAGGGCTGCTGAGATGGCGACGTTCTTCATTGCGGAGCACGCCACGGCGCTGGAGGCTCGGGACGGCAAGCTGGTCCAGGTGATCCAGCAGCCGCCTCTGCGGCGTCAGACTATCACCGTTGCGGCCTCTGCAGCGGCATGTACGGCATTTGGCAAGGATACCGCCATTGTGCGGATCTCGACGGATACGGCCTGCCATTTCGCCTTCGGGGCTTCTCCTACGGCCACGACGAGCGCGGACTATCTCCCGGCTGACGGGATCGAGTATCACGGCGTGACCGGCGTTGCCTCCCAGAAGGTATCCGTAATCGCCCATTAAAGGCTCCTGATGTCGATCCTGTTCTCGACCCCCTGTTACGGGGGCATGGTGACGACGGCGTTCCTGGTGTCCTGTATGAGGCTCCAGGAGGAGCTTCTGAAGGTGGGTCTGGAGCACGATTTCAATTTCGGCCGGAACGAGAGCCTTGTCACTCGGGCGCGCAACGAGATGACGTGCTGGTTCAAGAAGACAAAGTTCGAGCGTCAGATGTGGATTGACGCCGATATCGAGTTCGAGCCGGAGGACGTAGCGAAGCTCTGGAACATGGACGCCGATATCGCGGTTGCGGCCTATTCCATGAAGCGCCCGGACAAGCCCCTGTCGGCGTGGAAGGACGGCAAGCTCGTCAAGCTAGAGGAATGTCCTCAAGAGCCGTTCGAGGTCGATTATGCGGGGACGGGCTTCATGATGATCAAGCGGGAGGTCATCGAGAAGCTGTCGGAGACCGCGGAGAGTTACGAAGGCCCGGATGGCCGGGTCTCGGCGCTCTACATGACGCCGGTTCATGACGACGGGTTCGAGAGCGAGGATTACCACTTCTGCCGGAAGGCAAGGGAAGCCGGGTTCAAGGTGATGATGGACCCGAGCATCCGCCTCGGTCATATCGGCCAGTACAGGTATGGGGCTTAGGGAATATCTCAGCGAATACGGGACGCCCTACCGGCTTCCCGAGATCGCTGGGACGTATGGCGAGTTCAAGGGCGTCGTGGTGTGCGGTGATGGGCACTGCATCTGGGATGATCTTGAACGGTTCGGCTGCAGGAGTGATCGCAAGCGCGGTGGTGTTGCCAAAGAGGGCTGGCACTTCCTGACCGTTAATAAGATGGTCGAGGTCTTTCCTGGTGATGTCGAGCACAGCTACTCGAACAGCGCCTCGTGTTTACAGCGCTTTCTTGCCGCAAGGCGGGATGAGTACGCCATCGAGTTTCAAAAGCCCAAGCATTCGCACTCATTGAATGCGCCGTGCGACTGGATATGGCCGCTTGGCGGGCATGGCACATCCGGACTCGGCGCGACATTGATAGCTGTAGCACTTGGATATCCCAAGGTCGTCATTTGCGGGATGCCGCTGGATGACGGACCGCATAACGGCCAACCCCATTGGCGGAAAACTTCGTTCGCCTCGACGGAGGCGGCGGGCGGGCAGAGAACCGATCGGAATACCCATTGGTGGAAGGCGAAGACATTGGCCTTTGACGGCAGGGTTCGGAGCATGTCGGGACGGACGAAGGACTGGCTTGGGGATGGCAGCGCATGGGCGTGACCATCCATCCTATGGCCCTTGTTGGTGATGTCCTGATCGGCGACGGGAGCAGGATATGGCAGTTTGCCTCCGTGATCCGCGGCTCCGTCCTCGGCAAGAACTGCAATATCGGAAGTTGCTCGATCGTTGACGGCGTGGAGATGGGCGACAACTGCCTGGTGAGCCACGGCGCCTCGCTCAATCCGGGCCTCGTCGTCGGGTCAAACGTGTTCTTCGGCCCTAACTGTACGATCTGCAATGATCGCAGGCCCGCTGCGAACAAGGACGGCTTTGACGGCGATGCTTTGCTGGACGGTTTCGTAACTGTCAGGATCGGTGACGGCGCATCGATCGGCGCAAACGCTGTTGTGCTTCCTGGCGTGACGATCGGAGCCGGCGCAATGGTGGCAGCCGGCGCCGTAGTGAGGCGCGACCTGGCTCCAGGTCATCTGCTGTCGCGGGCTGGATATGCCAACGTCATCCCCGCAGAATGGCGCAAGAACAGGATGCGAGAGGCGGCGTGATAACCGTCGCAACGATGCTTTGGGACAAGAATTCAAAGTCCTATGCATTCTCGAAAATGTACAACGAAGATTGGGTGGTGAAGCTCTATAACGGCTTCGCGCGCAATCTCAACGTGCCGTGGCGTTTTGTTCTGTTTACCGACAGGCCGCGTGATCTTCCGAAAGAGATCAAGCAGGACAACATCAGGACCGGAATCCCGGACTACTCCTGCTACATCGAGCCATTCCGCTACGGCGTGCCGATGATCCTGTGCGGCCTCGATACCGTCGTGGTTGGCAGCGTAGACCATCTCGCGAATTATTGCCTGACGCATGACAGGCTGGCTCTGCCAAGAGACCCGAACGACAAAACGAGATCATGCAACGGCGTGGCTCTGATTCCAGGAAATCAGCAGCACGTCTACCGCAACTGGCCGAAGGGCGAGAACGATATGGTGTACCTGCGCAAGCAGGACCATGACTATATCGACGACCTCTTTCCCGGACAGGTTGTATCATACAAAGGCCATGTGAAGAAGAACGGCCTCGGTAACGCGAGGATCGTCTATTTCCATGGCAACGAGAAGCCACATGAACTGGACGTTGAATGGATAGCTCAGCACTGGCGCTGAACGATCCGAAGCTGCTGGAGCTGACCAAGCTCTTTCTCCAGTCGGTCAAGCTCAACAAGATCGCGACCTATCGTCCGTATCATTGGCAGGCGGAATTCCACGAAGCTGGTTCGCTCAATGCCGAACGGATGCTGATGGCGGCAAACCGCGTCGGGAAGACGGCAAGTGCAGCGGCCGAAGTTTCCTACCATCTGACCGGAGATTACCCGGAATGGTGGGTCGGGCGAAAGTTCGACCAGCCGGTTCTGGCATGGACCGGATCACCGACGAACGAAACCTCGAAGGATATCGTTCAAACCGAGCTGATCGGGGATCTCGGTGAGAGCATGGGCACCGGATGGGTGCCGCGCGGAAAGCTGGTTGGAAAACCAACGACGCGACAGGCCGGCGTCAAGAACGTGGTTGACAGTTTCAAGGTGCGCCACCGGTCAGGCGGCGTCTCCACCTGCGTTCTGAAGACCTATGAGCAGGGCTGGCAGAAGTGGCAGGGCACCGCGCCTCATGTGGTTTGGCTCGATGAGGAGCCGGACGACTACAAGATTTTCTCGGAAGCGCAAACGCGCATCCTGACCAGCAAGGGCATCGTCCTTGTGACGTTCACGCCATTGTCAGGCGTAACCGAGCTGGTTGACCACTTCATGAAGGGCGGGAACGGAATCTATCTCAGGGGTGCAACCTGGGATGATGCGCCGCATCTGTCAAAGGACGATAAGGACCGACTGGCAGCGTCCTATCGCGACCATGAACGCGAGGCCCGCACCAAGGGCGTCCCGATGATGGGCGAGGGTGCTGTCTTCCCGGTCTCTGACGAAAAGATCAAGATCGATCCGATCCAGGTGCCCGGACATTGGGCCAGGATCAAGGGCTGTGACTTCGGTATCGATCATCCGGCGGCCGGCGTTGAGATCGCCTGGGACCGCGACCAGGACGTAATCTACGTCATCGATTGTTACCGGAAGAAAGACGAGTTCGCGGCCTATCACGCCGCGTGGTTCAACAAGTCGAACAAATTCATCCCGGTTGCGTGGCCGCATGACGGCATGAACCGGGAAAAGCAGGGCGGCAAGACGCTGGCGCAGCACTATCGCGACCACGGCGTCAACATGCTGTCGAAGTCCGCAAGATATCCGAAGGCTCCGGGAGAGGAGACCGACAAAGGCGGGCCTCAACCTGTCGAGCCGATTGTTGATGAAGTGCTGGAGCGCATGGCGCTCGGAAAGTTCAAGGTGTTCTCAACGCTGTCCGAGTGGTTCGAGGAAAAGCGGTCCTATCACCGCAAGGACGGCAAGATCGTTGACCGCAGAGACGACATCCTGAAGGCGACCTTCTACGCGGTGATGATGAAGCGTTACGCGGTTGCACCGGATTCGTTCGTCGGCAGGCGCCATGGAATGCCGGCGCGACCCATTGCGAGTATGAGGCTATGAAGATCACGAAAGACAAGATGGAGGAGATTTTCCGCCGTGTTGGCGTTCTTCCCGAGCGCTGGGAGAAGCACGGCGATCTCGATATCTATGTCGCTGACGGATTTGTCTCTCCGCAGAATTTTTGGAAGTTTCAGTGGAAGTTCGGGAATTTCCTCAATGACGGTGAATTCCCGCTCGGCGCCTATGTCACGGCCTGGTTCATCGGCAAGGATGAGGAGATCGTGCAGGCGTGTCCGTTCGCGTGCGAGCCGTTTCACGATACCGGATTGAGCATTGAAGCCAAGAAGCTTGCTCGCATCAACACCGCCATGAAGGGCGCAAAGGACTATCTTGGGAAAGTCTCATTGAATGGCTGACATCAGCGAGATCAACACCCAGGAAGGCACGGTCAAGGCTTCGCGCCGGTTTGACGACCGCGACTGGAACTACATTGCCGACTTCGTGATCCAGGAATGGGAAAAGCGCAAGAGCGACGAGAAGCGCCGCGAGCGGGAACGGCAATGGGCTGAGATCGATCGCCAAATCGCTATGAAGCCGGATGTGGCATTCAAGAAGCTCCCGAACGGCGAGATCGACTCCAAGAAAGCCTGGATGGCGGAAATGGAGTTGCCGCTTCAGGCCCAGGCGCTTGAAGTTCTGACCGCAGATGCTCGCCGGCTGATGTTCCCGGATTCCGGGCCGTGGTTTCGCGGTCATGCGGAGATGACGGACGAGTATCTGTCAAAGGTCAACTTCAAGGGCCTGGTTCACGGCGACGACAATCAAGTCCCGTCCGAGATCAACCAGGACAATGCCGACAAGCTGGCGGAAGGCTTTCTTCTCCACCTGTTCAGGCA